GAACTTGAATAAGCAGTTGTGGTTGCGTCTAGTGAAGCTGAGCTTGTATAAAGTGCTATTTTAAAAGTATCACCACTGGTAGCTGTAAAATTATGCGTACCTACTAGCAATTCTTGTTTAAAACTTGTGCATACAGCTTGAGTTATTGCCATGTTTTATCCTCCTATGGGTTCTGTGATTGCAAAGGAGTTCTTAACGCCCCGTGCATGTACTCATCTCTTCGGTGTCTTCCTTGCTGTTCTATAACTAGCTCTTGAAGGGCACGTTGATATGATTGTTCATATAATTGCAGCATTTCCGCTGGTCCCTTCAAAAATTTGAAGGCTTCTGCAAGACATCCATAAAGCAATAGTGCCGGAGCATTATTACCCAACCAAGAGGTTGTATTTGAACTAGATAGTCTTGTTGGTAATCTAGTAATTCCTAACTCAACGTTATAAGCTAAATCTGGTGTTGGTGCAACATAAATTGTGTTGTGGTCCCACCATGCCCAATATCGTGGCGTTCCCGTTGCTGTTCGATCTGGCCAATATTCGTTCATATAACTAATATCACGTTGTTCTAAAAATGATCTTGTTGTAGAACTAGGAGAAAATATCTGCATTGTTCTAATAGTACCAAGAGATTCTGGTGTGGGTGTCGTTCCACCCGGTAAAGATAGAAAAGCACTACTTGCTACAAGATTTGCTGTTTGATGAGATTTAAATACGTCTAAATCGACATCTCTAAATATTCTGTTTTCAGCGTGTTCAATAAAATCATTTGTTCTTGTAGCTGTCAGTACATCTGTACTAACCTCTGTGTAATCTAATATTTGTTGTGTTAATTCTGAATATGTAACGGCCATTATGATGTACTCACTGTTACTGTACCAATAGATGATACAACTAAAGGTTGTTTTTTATTTGTTGCTGGTTGCATAGAATTATTATAATCAAAAAATCCTGCTCCTCCAACAAAAACAGTTATAGGCTCTAGTCTATCTGGTCTACCATCTTTAACACTTTGTGCATCTGCCGCGTGTCTCTGTCTTTCAAGCTGTGGATGTTTAGCTTCAAACTCAGATTTATGGACCATAGAACCATTCCATTCTTTTACCATTTCTTTGTAAGGAAACTCCATACCACTACGATCAGATATTGCTTTTGAATATTTACCAGAAGCATGAGCCATTAGATATATCCTCTCTCTGGTGTAGCAAAGAAACTAGAACGTGGTCTGTCTTCTTCCGAAGCACGTTGCCATTCTTCTTCATACAATTGTTTTAGTAAAGGTGTTCTTTCTGGTGCTTTTTTTACAGAAGTGTAATAAGCTAAACCAGAAGTTAAGCAGGGTAAAAATCTAGTTGGAACTTCTAACTGATCATTGTAGTTACCTGCATCCTGTATTTTAGTTAACCCATAATATTTAAATGTATGAGCACCATCTGGTGTTGGATATAGATACAATGTAGGAGTTGATGCTCCTCTTTCCAAAAAGTATTGTACCGGTGTACCTTCACTAGATTTAGTAGAAATATTTAAATACTCAGCTCGACTTATTCTATCAACTTCGATATCTGTTGTAGTATCTGATGCTTTAAATACAACTGCTTCAAGTATGTCAACTAAGTCACTATCGAGTGTGTAACTTGTTGTGCTACCTGTTAGTGTTAATGTTCTAAGCTCAACAGTCCAAAGATTAATACCTCTGTTAGCCCATTCAGCTAACATAATATTAAGTGAACGTCTTGCGCTTTTTAAATCATAACCCGATCTAGAATTAATTCCACATCTTTCAAATGCTTCTTCAATAACTTGATCAACGTCTAAATTAAAAGTATTGGTTCCGGATGTTGCCATTATCTACCTACTTTTCCCATTGCCTTGTTATGAGCCTTTTTAAAACTTTTACCTTTTTTCATGGCTTTCTTCATAGAAGACATGTGTTTTTTTGTATGTTGCTTAGAATGCTTTTTTAAAGCTTTTTTTCCAGCTTTTGATATTTGTTGTGGCATCGAAGACCTACTAATCATTATTAATAGATTTTTTGAAACTCTGCAATAACTGTGTACATATTACCAGAATCCGCGGTACCCGGTACAACAAAGTTAACATCGCTTTGATTACTGTTACTAGACTTGTCTGCTGGTATACCACCAAACTCTCTAAAATCCCAATAACCTGCACCAGTTAATCCTATAATAGGAATATCTCCGTCTGAATCTTCTTCATCTAAACGTGCGTAAGAGTCTCCTCCATCGCCACCTTGACAAGAATACCAAACTCTAAGTAATCCTAAATGTGCTACAGCAGTTCCGTCTGATCTAGCAGCTAATGCTGATACATCGCCAAAAACTGTAGTGCTTCCTGTGCCGTCTGATTGATTAACTATTTTAATAACAACTCTATTATCGTTTTGTTGTAGGATAGTCGGTCCTGTAACTGTGTCTGCCATGTTCCCTCCTTAATTAAGAACTGTGGGGCCGTAGCCCCACGATATTATTTTATTGGTCTGCAAATGCAGGTGCATCAGCACCTTCAGCGTAGCCCCAAATGTAATAGTTAGTGCTATCCTTCGCCACAATGTTTATCTCAAACAAACCAGTGTCTGTTAAAGTTAATTGTGAGTTGGAGTTTCCATCAGAATAAACAGATACGTTATCTGCATTAGAATCTAAATGAGCAATACCACCTAAAAAGAAATTAGAATTTCCCGGTGTTTTGATAATTACATTTTCTGTTTCTTCCGCAGCACCACCATAAATTAGTTTGTAAGTTTGACCAGCAACTGGTGATGGTAATGTAATTGTTCTGTTAGCACCGATTCCCGGAACTACAAGAACTCTACCACTATGTGTTGCAGCGTCAAGAGTTTTGTCTTCATCACCTAAAGCAACTGGTGCATCACCCATAGTGATGATTTCAGTTATTGCTCCAGTAGAAGCACTTTTACTAATAGTTTTAACTGTGCTTTCAGATCTAATAGGACCCGAAAAAGTTGAATTAGCCATTTTTACCTCGTAAGTAAGTCATACCATCTCTACGAGCGTCTGCTAGGGCAGTCAGTATAACCAGTTATCCTAGTTGTCATGTGGGGGACAATGCCCCCACAAGTTAAGAGTAATTATGCTCCCGGTGAACCAAAGATACCTCTAAAGTCAGAGAACCCGAATGAGTATCTCTCTCTAGATTTGTATCTAACGTTTCCAGTTTCAAAATCGCCTTCCATCTTAGTGGAAATTGGCGCTCTTTGGAAGTGTTTTAATCCGTTAGGTGCATCAGTTTTAATGAAGAATGCATCTGTATCAGTTAAGTAGTTATTTACTACATAACCTTGAGGAATCATTCCCATGCTACCTATAGCGTTGATATCATTATCAGAAGTACCAACTCTTTGACCAGATTTCATCAGTCTTTCAGCAGTGAACTGAAGGTTTACTGGAATGATTAACTTTTGACCATTTAGAGCGATTTTTAATCCTCTATCGTCAGTTAATCCAGCAATGTCAATCAGTGCTTGCTCTAAAGATGTTTCATTTAGGTCAGCAGATGTTGCTAGTTCGTTTGAAATGGTACCGCCAGTTGATGGGTGAGCAGTAGAGAATAATTCTACTCCGTCGCCACCTGTGAAAGAACTGTCAAAACCGTTGTTTAAAACGTTTGCAGCTTTCACTTGTTTAGCGTTAGCCATTGAACGAGCTAGTGCTTTTGTGTAACGAGAACTGATTGTGTCGTAAAGGTTGTCCTCTACAGCTTCTTCAGTAATCGCAAAAGCTAGTGCTATAGTTTCGTGAGTGTATCTCGCAGTGAAAGACTCAGTAGCATCGTCGTAATTTACGCCTGTGCCTTCTGGTTTTACTTGCGCTGTACCGAAACCGGATAGCATTACTTCTTCTTCGAAAGCACGATCAGATGTTTCTGTATCGAAAATCTGTTCATGCTGATTTTCATATCTGGCATATTCTAACCCGAACAAAGCGTTTAGGCCCGGTTCAAGCTCTTTTACCAGTTGTGATCTAGAAATTGGCATTAAACCCTCCTATTATATTGCAGTGGTTAGTAACCAAGTATGCTCGCCAACGTTAGGTACTACGTATGCATTAGCATTTGCAGCACTTGTATCGCTGTTGTTTGGATCCTTGGAGATACCGACTTGTTTAAATTGTCCAGAAGTAGTAGAAGTAGAAGTATCTAACTCTTGTGTAGATCTTCCAGAAAGAGTGCTTCCACCCGTTCCTACTAAATCAAAACCACTAAAGTTCATAGCTGCTGTGCCAGTACCATCGTGTTGGACTTCGAAGACGATTCTTGGATCGTCGTATACATAAGCCACTATATCAGCAGCAGCAACGCTGCCCGGATAATAGTTACTAAAAGTTGGCTTACTTGTAGTTGGGTCTGTATAGAAACATCCGGCGAAAATACCTAAAACTACTTCACCAGCAGCGCATGACTCAATGCCACCTGCTGCAACAGCTTTTACTGCTTGACCATGATAGATCGCAGTACCGTAGTTGTTAGCTATCGCGTACTCGTTTGTTCTAATTAGACCGCCTGTAAGATGCCTAGCGGGTCTGAACCCGAAAGCTGCGTCTTTATTTGCCATCGTTTTTTCCTTTTTTTAAAGGGTTAATAATTTTAATTCGATGGACAAAAGAGCTAGAAAATTAGTTCTTTTTGTTGCCACCGAAGGTTACACGAGATTGCCTATCTGGTTTAGAGACCGGCATACTGGGGTGTTGTTCCTTTAGTAAATCATTTGCGACCGCTTCTTCTTTATCCAGAACTTGCTGTTTAAAGTAAGCCATTCGCTCTTCAACGATTTCTACTGGAATTTTAGCCAGTAATAAACCACCAACGCCTATAACACCTTGGTATTTCCCTTCCTGTATTGTCGGATACATACCGTCGTCGGAATCGGCTCTTACGAGTTCGAAGCCTTCTCTTAATCGAGCATTTAGATTTTTATTATCTGCTTGCCCTAAAGTTTCAGCGCGTATCCACCTATATTTGTACCCATCGGGTGCAGGAGGTGCGTCTAGGGATGACGGGGGTGCCCATGGTTTCCTACGAGTCGTTTTCTCGCGGGATTGAGCAGCGCGTGGAGTCTTATTTTCATCAATTTTATTCATATGCCTACTCCTTCACGTATTTCGCATATTCTTCAAGTGGCACACCTAATTTTTTAGCAATCGCTACTTGTGATGGTGTGAGCCTCACTGTTTTGCGTCCAGTTCGTGTGGTCCTTGTAGCAGAGGCAACCGTTTGGACGGGTTGTTTACCTCCTTGGACTTCTCCCCCATCGTTAAACTTCTGGGGAAACTCTTGTCTGAGCCTTCTGTCAATCTCTTCGTAGTATTCATCAGAAGATGGATTGAATCCTTCTTCTTCCACAAGCTTTTTGTGGATACCAAACGAAGCATATGTCATGGCTTCATCTTTACCAAACCACTCATTTTTTTCCGCCCAAGCTTCTGCTTTAGGGTCCGGTTGAGCCGCTGGCTGTTGTTGTACATTACTTTGTACAGGTTGTTGTATAGTCTGTCCAGCATTTTCTTGAGATTTTTCGTATAATTTTCTCTGCTCTTCTGTAGCATTTATACGTTCTTGCTCAATAGCTAGTCTTGCGAGAGCTTGATTTGCTGCTACTTGTGCATCAACATCACCTGCTGCTACAGCAGCTTTTAGTGTACTTTTCGCTGTTTCAAGTTCTGATTTTACACGGTTCGCAAACTCATTAACATAACCATCATCTAGTTTTGTAAACTTTGTTTGTAAATCATCACGCTCTTTTTTTATTTGTTCAGCAAAACTAAGAGCTTCTTTTTCTCTTCGTTCAGCTTCACGAATTTTGTATGTTAATCTATCAATACGCTTTTTGACACCATCACTATACTCTTCGCGCTCATCTTTTTTTTCTTCTTTAACCGGTTCTGTTTTTATTTCAACTTCCGGTTCTTGTTTTGCATCTTTAAGTTCAACATCAACAGCATTTCCAGACGTATCTAGATCAACCATAATGTTATCTTCTTTTAATGCTTCTTGTGCTTCGGGCATGGGTTCCTCTCCATGTTAATGTGTTACTGGCGATAAGATACTTTCGGGGTCTTCTACAACTCCAAGAATTTCATCATCATTTAGTAAGCGTAGTTCTCCACCTTCAATATTGAGACGTGAACCGGCGTATTTAGCAAATATTACCCAATCGTTTTTCTTGCACCATGGGCCGTTGGGGAAACGACTCTCATCGTTATATGCATCTGGTCCAACTTTTAGTACAAGACCAACATTACTTGCAATCTGTGTTTCTTCTACTGTTTTATCAGATAGATAAACACCACCTTTTGTTTTACCTTTTCCTTTATGAGGTAAAATTAAAAGTCTCCAACCTGTTGGTTCTGGTAATTTAGATTCTTCTTTTTTCTTTGCTTCTTTTTTTACTTGTTTAGCACGCGCTTTTGCAACGTGTGTTGGTAAAATTAAGTTAGTCATTTTGCTCCTGTTTCTTTAGCAGGTCCGAGAGTTCCTGTTCTATGTAGTTTAAAGTATCAAGTTGACCTAAATGATTCTGATAATCATTCCAATCTTTTACTTGATTGTTGATAATTATCTCAGTTAGTTGGGTTTGTCTAGTCCTAATTACTCTATATAGCTTCTCAGCTAAATATATTGCGTCCATAAGTTATTTCTTCTTAAATAAACCTACAGCTCCTTTCGCGCCCTTAATGCCGAAGCTCGCTGAGCAGGCTATGTATAAAAGGTGCTTATAATAATCCGGAAGAGATTGCAAGGCAATAAACCCTTTTTCAATGTGTTCTGTCATTCCGGGAAAAAATACGAGTGTCGCTGGAGCAAGAAGACAAATTAAAATTAGTTCATCTTTCCAGCTTCCTTTCATTTGATCTACCGCTGATTGTTCCCAAGCCACTTTGCCAGCGATCTGATCTTGTTTCAGCTTAGTAGCTGCTTTAACTTCTGTTACTTTTAATTCTGCTTTTGCCTTTTTGGTTTCTACAAAACCCTTGACGCCGTCCGCGACGACGCCAAGTAAAGGTTTAGCTAAGAGTTGCCAGACCATAAGTCTAAGCTCCTCCTCCTAATTGACTAAGAATGATGAGTACAATAATTGCTACGATACCCGCCTTAATCCAGTCCTTCATTTTCCAATCGGACCATTCTTTTAAATGTGCCCATAAGTCTTTTACTAAGTTCATGTTTCCTCCTAGTGTTCAGTCAAGTCAAAATCTGGTTCAAACTCGACCACTTTTATTGGATCTAAAACTTCCTCAAGTTTTTGTAATGCATCTTTTACATCATGTTCGCAATTTAAGCAACCACAATGGCATTTACCGCCATTACCATGGTGACATTCATGTTCACAATGTCTACAAAGAGCCATTAGTGGATTGTCGCCTTTTCATATTTGTGATTCTCTAAATCTTGTGCAAATGCATAAAACATTTCTGAGGTTTGTTCTGGTCCCAATATATCTAGATAAATTGTCTTAGCTACAACCATCAATGATGCACTTAGCGCCATTGGGTCTTGTGGATGTTGATCCGCAAAAGCAAACACTTCATCTAAAATTTCTTTAGGTTTATTATTTTTTCCGTTTTTTAACAGTTTTTTTCCTTTTTTTAACAATATAGCCTCCATC